GCGGAGTTTCCGGATGAGATCCTCCTCCTCAGCGGTCAGGATCAGAGGATCGTCGTGCAGGGGGACGTCCCAGACATGGCTGTCCGGATCGTCCGTCTCGCCATTCAGATAGGCCGGGGATGTACCGAGAGCGGTCGCGATCTTTTTCAGGACCTCGATGTCCATCTTTTGAAATCTCCCGGACTCGTATCGGTATACGGTCGCCCGGTCGCGTCCGATCTTCTCGCCCAGCTCCTCGGCGGTCATTTTGAGCGCTTTTCGTCGCGCTCGTATCCTCTCGTTGCGTTTCATATTATTTTTTTCCTCCGATTTCATCATATCGCAAAAATGATACAAAAAAATGCACAGAGAGAGAAAAAGTCGACAATACGCAACAAAAGCGTTGCATTGATGAAACGTGGATGATATCATGGAGACGTCGCTAAAAGGCGACGGAAAGGAGGAAAAAGATGCCAAATATGAACAGGCTCCGCGGACTGGTCGTCGAGAGAGGACTCACGCTCGAAAAGCTCGCGGACGAGTCTATGATCTCAAAAGTGACTTTGTATCGCCGCTTTAAGGATGGCGGCGAGACGTTCCGTCTCTATGAGGTCCTCCAGATCGTGCACGCTCTCGGACTCTCGCAGGAAGAGGCAGCAGAAATTTTTTTATCGTAAAAGTCGCCAAAAGGCCACGAAAGGAGAAAATAAGCACATGGCAATGACACAAAAGCAGGCGCGTGAATACGTCGCCAACGATTCCGGCAATTGGGAGCTCGTCGAGACTACCGAGGCACCGCACACGACCGGACACGTCCGGCTGTACGTACTCAAGTACAAAAACATCATGTTTGCGAGACTCGACGTCCTGACGATCGCACCGGTCTGGACACGCAGGAAAGGACAGGAAGTCGTCGACGAATGGAGAACGGCCCTCTATTACACCATCGAGGCCGATGAAGAGCGGCATCTGGTCTACCCGGTCAGACCGACGGAGATGTCGAGAGAAATCTGGGAGAGGTCTAAAGCAGATGGGAATCAGGGTTAAGAGCGTCGAAGAGATCCTGCTCAGCCCGTACGTTCGGCAGAAAGACATCGAGCGGGCTCTGGACATCGAGACGCGGCAGGCGGCGAGAGTATTCCGCGCTGCAAAACAGGACGAGCATGATCGCGGACTCGTCGAGGTCAGTCCTCGCAAGGTCCGCCGGGAATCCGTCGAGAAGGTGACCGGGATCTCATTCTCCCGGATCGCAAAAGAAAAAGCCGCGACATGCGCGGCAAACGGAGTGGGGGACTCCGGTCAAAGCATAGCACGATGACAAAGACAGAAAAGACGGAATATCTCCCCATCAACGAGGACGCGCTTCGGGAAGCGCTCAAAGACCACAAGCGCCGCACAGGCAAGAGCGTGACCTGGCTCTCTTACCGGATCGCGGAGTCTGGATCCATGCTCTCGAATGCATTGATCCGCGGCAAGATCCCGGCAAAGTACATTCCCGCCCTCACAGAGGCCGGAATCGATCCGGACGTCTATCTCATCAAGGAAGAAGCAAAGACGGCCCCAGAGGCCCCGGAAAGCGCACAGGCGGCAACGTCCGCCCCTGATCTCTCCCGAGACATCCAGCGGCTCCGCGATGACATCGCCGACCTTCGGATTGAGATCAACGCTCTCCGGCAGGATCGCCAGAGAGACACGGAGAAGCTCCTGCAGAGTCTCGCCCGCATCTCGGAGGGACAGCTCAGCCAGAAAGCGCTGGGAGAGGAGATCGTCTCCGGGATCATACTCGCCGCCGGTCAGATGAACATCGACGAGCCGATCCGGAGCGCATACGACACAATCAGAAACGATTTACAGAGAGACATCTATCGCGCCATTAAAGGAGGAACGAAATGACACGAAAAGAAACTATCGAATCATGGGCCGCTGCTATCTTCTGCGCAACAATCGCAGTATTGACTGGCCTCTACATCGTCGGGCTCATCCCACCGATCGGAGGTCCCTTCTGATGATCCGCAACGTCGGCATCGTCGGAGAGACATTCTCCGGCGTAAAGAAACGTATTTACTTCGACCGGATGCCTGGATCCAAGGAGGACCAGATCCGCATCCGCACGGCGGACTTCTCGATCTATTTGTCCGAGAGCGACTTCGTCGAGATGATCCGCGAGCTCTTCGCCTCGGACGAGGCATATCAGCCGAGACACGGCACGGAGGCAAACGTATGACAGCGTGGGAGATCCTGTTCGGATGGAATCCAATCAGCAACGCGCCGACGAAAGACGGGCGCTATTATGTCGCACGGCTTCACAGAGCGAGCGGTCGGATCGATATCGATACATACGACTATACGGTTCGGTACGGCTGGAATACTAACAAATATTGCACCGAGAACCCGGTCACATTCGAAGGATATGACGCGTTCTGGATCCCGACGATCCGGATCAGCGTCGAGGGAGGAACAGAAACAAAATGAAATTCAACATCAGCAGAGGAAAGCTCGAGACTCCGGTCCGGGCGGTGATCTATGGCTCGGAAGGCATCGGAAAGAGCACGCTAGCCTCTCAGCTACCGGAGCCGCTCTTCATCGACATCGAGGGAGGCACAGCGCAGCTGGACGTCGCCCGCATCGACACGCCGACGACATGGGAGATGCTGATCTCCGAGATCATGTTCGTCCGCGACAATCCGGACGTATGCCGGACGCTCGTCATCGATACGGCGGACCGCGCTCAAGCGCTCTGCGAGTCGGCACTCCTCATGGAGGCCGGTGTCGATTCGATCGAGAAGATCGGCGGAGGATACGGCAAAGGCTACACGGCACTCCTCGAGAAATTCAGAAAAGACTTCTTATATCGCCTCGACGAGGTCATCGCGAAGGGAATCAACGTCTGCCTGCTGGCGCATGCAGTCATGAGAAAGCAGGAGAGCCCGGAAGATCCTCCCTTCGACAGATGGGAGCTCAATCTCCAGAAAAAAATCGCTCCGGAGGTCAGAGCCTGGGCGGATCTCCTCCTCTTCTGCAATTTCAAGATCATGGCGGTCGAGGAGAACGGCAGGACAAAAGCGAAGGGACAGGCCCGCCGCCTCATGTATGCGAACCATCGCCCGACCTTCGACGCAAAAAATCGCTATGGACTCCCGGACGAGATGCCGCTCGAATACAAGCCCCTGCAGGACATCTTCGAGCGCAAAGCAAAGCGCCAGCCGGTCAAGGATCAGCTCAACACGGACACGCCGACGGACATTCCGGTCGAGGAGGTCGGAGAATCCGCTCTGGACGCATTTCTGCGGCATCTGAGCGCCGAAAAGATCTCCGCCGAGGAAGTCATCGTCTATTTACGGAAGCGCGGGAAACTCGCCGAAAACGGCTCTCTCGAGGATCTCGCGGATAACTACATCACCCAGCTCGACACGAATCTGGAAACGCTCAAGAAAGAGCTCAGCAAAAAAGGAGGTAAATGATGGGAATCTGGGACACACCGCTCAGCGGCGACACATCCGGCGGAGAGTTTCCGCTCTTGCCTGCCGGAGAGTATGAATTCACGGTAAAAAGCGCAACGGGAGCCGAATATAAACCGGCACCGGGGAAAAAGCTCGGGCACTGCGCTCAGATCAAACTGGTCCTCACATTCGAAGGAAAGAGCACAAAGGGAAAAGAGATCTCGATCGACGTCTATGACAATCTATACAGCGATCCATCGGTACAGTGGAAGATGGCGGCCTTCGCCAAGAGCACCGCGATCTGGCACGACGCGATGACACCATGGGACGTTACGCAGAGGGCCCCAGGCATGACCGGGAGAGCTGCCCTCCGGATCGGAGAGTATAACGGCAGAAAGCGGAACGAGGTCAGACGCTACATCTTCGAAGAGAAGGACGAGCCGGAGGTCGAGGTCACGAATGACGATCTGCCTTTCTGATCGACTCGACATCGTGATCCCGATCGAGCCGCAGGGAAAAGCGAGACCGAGATTCGACTCCCGGTCTCGCCGTACCTATACGCCGACGAAGACGATCAAATACGAGTGGGAGATCCAGAAAGCCTTCCGGGAGAGCTATCCGGACATGATCCCGCCGAGCGGAGACCTCAATGTCCAGATCATCGCCTGCTTCTCTATGCCGAAGTCATGGAGCAAGAAGAAGAAGCAAGAGGCGCTTCTCGGACATTGCAGGAAGAAGCCGGACGCGGACAACATCGCGAAGGCGGTTCTGGATGCCCTCAATGGTCTGGCATACGTCGACGACGCTCAGGTCGTCGAGCTCTCGGTGGTCAAGTATTGGGCCAATGAGCCAAGCGTCACGGTAACGATCACCAGAGCAACCTTAGCGATATGACGACCGGCTTCATCGTCCTAGACCGGAAGATCCTAGACTGGAGATATCATGACAGCCCGACGGCCTTTGCTATCTGGATCCATATCCTCCTGATGGCAAATTGGAAAGACGGATATTTTCTCGGAGAGATGATCCCTCGCGGATCTCTGGCGACATCATACGCGCATCTCGCCGACGATATCGGAGTCGATCCGAAGACCCTCAGGAAATGGCTCGACCGATTCGAAAGTGCGGGAATGATCGAGCGGAAATCCACAAACCGGTTCACCATCATAAAAGTACTTAATTATAGTACTTTTCAGGACCTCCCGGTCGAAGGGTATCCACAACGGACTCCCGAACGGATTCCACAACAGACTCCACAACGGGTTCCACACAATAGAACAAAGAAACAAGAAGAACAAAGTAACAATATTCCCCCCTATATCCCCCCAAAGGGGGACGGGACATCCCGGAAACGTCGGGGAGGAGTCCGGATCGACACTCCGGACTGGTTCAAAAGACAGCAAAGCGGAGAGATCCCGGAGGAGGAGCCAGCCTCCTCGGATCTCATCGCAGAGTTTGAAGCAATGAAGAAGTCATTCAGAAAAGGAGAATAAGAGAATGAAGATCAAAAAGATCGATGATCACAGCACTGCTGCCGAGGTCATCGTCGGAGCGCTCGTCGCACTCCATGACAAAGACAAGGGAGAGCCGATCATCTCGTTCGCTCTATGCGATGGAAATATTGCGATCACAGCGTGCCCGGATCTCAGCGCCGAAGGAAAACCGGAGACGGAGACGATCGCCGTCCCGGCTCCCCTCTTACTTGAAGAGCTCGGAGGCGACACGGACATGATTCTCAAGACAGGCATCTCGAAATTGATGCTGGCCCTGCTCGGCATGAAGCCGGGCGGAGAGCACGGAGACGAGATCCGTCTCTTCTCGACATATGATCCCACAGAAGGCGACGAGGAGAAGCGCTCATGATCCAGCGATACACATGGCTGTCGTTATTAGACGACATCAGCAAGCAGAAACAGCCCGAGGCGGTCACGTATCGCAAGATGACCTTCCGCTGGAATGGTCACAGCTACATCAACGACAAAGAGAAGGACCTGACGTCCTACATGAGCAGTTATCCGGCGGACAGTCTCTGCGCAGTGACGCACATCTCCGCCGAGCGCCAGATCATCAGCGACGCAGAGAGAGCCTTTCTGCGCGTTGCTCTCGCTCCCATCAAGGGACGCATCGAAGCGATCACAAAGAAATATTCAGGGAATCATCTCTGCTTCTTATTGATCCGCTACAAAGAGCTCCCGGGATTCGGCGAAGAATGGAGCGAAATCGAATCGTGGTGCTTCAAGGACGACGAGCAATTCGTCGGGATGAAACTCAACTTTGAATACACCGCCGAGGACCTCGATCTATGATCCGGTTCGAAGAGGCAGAGCAAGAGATCCGGAAAGCAGAGAAGGAGCTCGCGGAGGCTGAGGCCTCCGGGGCTTCCTCAAAGCGGATCCTGGATCTCTCCCGCAGAGTCCGCCGTCTCCGGAGAGAATATCGGCAGGCGAGATATTACGAGGAAGAGGCCCGGCGCAAGAAAGAGATTGCAGCTGGGGAGCGGATGTCCTTCGCCGATATGATCGCGGAGGCCCGGAAGATGAAGGAGAAGCGAGATGGACAAGATCAAACTGAGTGACGCGGTCCAGACCGATTTATGGAGGGCCGTCGGCGCCGCGGAACCATGGCGAGAGATCGCCGTCGAGATGTCATATGGTGACCTGATGGCAATTTGCATATTGATAGAAAGATATCGGGAAGAGTGCGAAGCAGAAGCACAGGAGGAAGAACAATGAAAAAGGAAGACATGGACAAGCTCAACGAGCTCGAGAGTAAATTCCGGAAAGATCCGGAGTATGAAACCTATACGAAACTGTCGCATGATGCCTGGGCAGAATACCGCGATCAGAAGGACACAAAAAGCCTCATGGGATCAGTCAACGGGAACGACTACTATCTGATCTATCCCCGCCGGGCGATCAATCTCAGGGGCGGCAAATGGATGTATGACGACCGCGGTCCGGACATGGAGGTCCACAAAGCGGACGGATTTATCTCCCTCTATTGCGAGTCACTCTGCAACAGAGATGTGAAGTTTTTCGTTGATAAAATGCTCGAAGACCGAGAGAAAGCGGATCCCCGGATTCCGATCTCATGGATCGAAGAGCAGGCGAAGAGCCCTCTCCGCTCCGCGAAATTCATCGAAGCATGCGACCTTATCCTTCTGGGATGGGAAAAGGCTCAGGAGGAGGAAAGCGAATGATCTACATCGTGATGATCATCCTGCTCGCGATCGCTTGCATGGAGTCTGAGAGATGAGACTCATCGACGCGGACAAGCTGATCCGGACAGTCCGATTCCTGACTCTCAGGGACGGAAAAGAGATAGAGATCCATTATGTCGAAGTGGAGCGCATCGACAGCGCTCCCACGATCGACGCAGTCCCGGTGGAGTATATCAGACATTGGATTCATGCATTGAATCGCGTCAGAAGTAACGGCAAGTTTTGGGCGGCAATGGTATTGCAGGCGTTGCTTGATGCATGGGCACGGGCAGAGAGGAAAGAAAGACATGAATAACGAGGAAAAGATCGCACAGCTCTACGAAACACTCAAACAGGTCCGCGAAGAGCGGGACGCGATGGAGCGGGAATGAAACACTGGTATAAACTGGCGAAGAGCTACGAGCGCACGATCCTGCGGCTCGTGACAGCGCTCACCCGGGAGGACGACGATGTCGAAGAATAAGCCTGGGCGGACATACGGGACGCCGATCAAGGCGGACGTGATCCGCGAGGAATTGAAGCGGAGACACTGGACGGTTCAGCGGCTCGCCGATGAGATCAATTACAGCAGGCAGGCGGTGCAGGGATCCCTCTCGCTCGGGCGGATGACCGAGGAGATGATCTCTCTCGTCGCCGCTGCCCTCGGAAAGACTCAGGAGGACATCGTCGTATGAGCCGGGCAGATAAAGCAATCACCAGAGCGCAAAACGTTATATGGAAAGAGATCGGTCGGATCTCCGCCCGCATCGAGGGACTCAAGGAGAAATATCCGCCGGATATGTTCGGCGGGAAATGGGAGGAAAAAGCCTTCGACCTCGATGCCGATCGGGACAAGCTCAAGCGCTACCTGGACCGGATGAAGCAGGCAGAACAGGAAGAGTTTGACCGGATCACCGCGGAGGACAAGCTGGCGCACATGTACGTCAAGCTTCAGGCATACAGAAACGCGCTCGCGGAGGTCGATCCCTTCGCGCTCCAGAAACTCGACAGGAGGTTCGGAAAGTGATCCGAGGCCCGAAAGATCCAGCAGGCGACGACACGCCGATCGGACTCGACGACACGATCGAAGAGTCCCTGCAGGAGATCCGCGACGAATGAACAGAGAAACGCTCGAAGAATATTATTCGATTGCCTCCCGCATCCAAGCGATCGACGAGGAGATCCGGACGCTCTACTCGCCCAATCTCGGCGGCGGTGGGAATGTCATCGGGGCCGGGAGAGTATCCGTCCGGATGCCGCACTCGCAGACCGAGGAGACAGCGCTCAGGGTGACCGCGCTCCGGGAAAAGCTCGAGGCAGAGCGGGAGAGACTCCTATCCCTTGCGGAAGAGATCGAGGCCTGGCTCGATACAGTCGAGGACCCAGAGATCGAGGCAATCGTCCGGTGGCATTATCTACTCCGATGTAATTGGAACATCACAACGCTCAAGGTTTACGGATACAAGGACTACTGGTATGCAAGGAAGCGCTTGTTCCGATATTTCGAAAAAATAGAAGATTGTCCAAATTGACCAAATGGTCCGCGCTACAATGTAACCATGAGAAGAACGACGAGAGCAGGCGTCGTTCTTTTCTGTCGCCAAGGGACCGGGGCTTTTTTATAAGAGCGGGCGCTCATATTGTTCCTCCTCCAGACTCCTTTCACCCGGTCCCATTTTTTATTAGACGGAGGTCAGATCATGGACGACGATGTCATCGATATAACTCATATGACCGAGGAAGATCGGAGAGAACATCTCCGGCGCGTATCCCAGCTGCAGACATGCCCGTGCGTCTATTGCACAGCGGTCTGCGACCGATGGTCGACCGTAGCGGAGTGTAAACCATATCAGGACTGGCTCCGCGTAAACGAGCGTTTGAGAGGCATACAGAGATGAGAGAATTCTCCCGAGGATTCTATCACACCAAGCAATGGAAGGCCGCCAGAGAGGCCGCAATGCAGAGAGACAGCCGTCTCTGCGTCGATTGCCTCAAGCGCGGGATCTACCGTCCAGCAGAGGAGGTTCATCACATCGTTCCGCTAACTCCCGAAAACATAAACGACCCGGCGATCTCGACCGGGCTCGATAATCTGGTCAGCCTATGCAGGGAGTGCCACAAAGCGCGGCACCATCCAGAGCCGGAGCGCTACAAGGTCGACGAGTACGGGCGCGTGATCATCAAAAATTAATCGGATATTCGATATCCGATGACCGGATACCCTCCCCCGGGTGGGCTCCGCGACGGAGGCCCAAGGGACCGAGGCGGGATCCTTCGCTTTTCACTCCGAGGCCTCGCGCTGATTTTTGGAACGGGAGCGAACATCCGGACGCCGAGCGAGCGGCTCCGGATATCCCGGCGCAAGTCGGGACATATTGGAGGTAAACATGCTGAAGAATGCCACAGTGCACCAAGTACGCATTGATTCGATTAAACCGTATCAAAATAACGCAAAAATACACGGACCGGAACAGGTCCGCAAGATCGCCGACTCCATCAAGGAGTTCGGCTTTTTAAATCCGATCCTTCTCGATAACGAGAACATGATCCTGTGCGGGCATGGGAGGCTCGAGGCGGCGAAGCTTCTCGGGATGGAGGAAGTCCCGGCCCTATACGCGGACGGCCTCACAGAGGCCCAGAAACGGGCCTACATCCTCGCAGATAACCGTCTCGGAGAGTTAGCCGACTGGGACACGGGTCTGATCTCCGAGGAATTGAAAGCACTCCAGAGCGAGGGATTCGACATCGAGCTCACGGGATTCGACGTCGACGACATTCTCTTCGACGAGAGCATGGAGCCGGATGTCGAACCGGCACCGGCGCAGGAAAAGCTCCCGCCGATAACCAAGCCCGGCGAGGTTTGGAAGCTCGGCGACCATCGTCTCATGATCGGCGACTCCGCGGATCCGGATCAGGTCCGGAAACTAACCGGCGGCGAGCCGATGGATCTATTGGAGACAGATCCGCCTTACAACGTAGACATCGGGATCACGGACATCGAAGAGGCCAAGCGCAGACGGCGCAGGACCGACGGGAAGGTGATCGCACACGACGCAATGTCCGACGAGGACTTCCGTGATTTCCTCCGGCGGACGATCGGGAACGGCCTCGACGCATTGAAGCCCGGCGGCGTCTACTACTGCTGGCATGCAGATTTCCAAGGACTCGTGTTCCGGTCCATTTTTGAGGAGCTCGGAGCGCCGATCCGGCAGAACATCATCTGGGTCAAGTCGTCGCTCATTATCGGCAGACAGGACTACCAATGGAAGCACGAGCCGTGCCTATACGGATGGAAGCCGGGATCCGGTCATTATTTCATCGACCTGCGGACGCTCTCGACAGTCGTCGACGATGATCTCGAATCGAAGGACAAGGACGAGCTGATCCAGATCCTCCGGGATCTCACGAATGAGATCTCGACGGTCCAATATGAACACAAGCCGGTGCGCTCAGCGGATCATCCGACGATGAAGCCGCTCGCATTGATCCGGCGGCAGATCCGCAACAGCACAAAGCCAGGTGACAAGGTCCTCGACCTCTTCGGAGGCTCCGGGACGACGCTCATTGCATGCGAGCAGCTGTCCCGCGTCTGCTACACGATGGAGCTCTCTTCGGAGTATGCCGACGGGATCATCCGCAGATGGGAAGAAGAAACAGGGAAGGAGGCGACAAAGCTATGACAGCGATCAGAGGGCTCACCCTCCAAGAGCAGGCCGAGGAAGTACTCGCCCGGGCCGAAGAAAAAGGTATTCAGACGAATTTCTTCTTCCGTACCACATTCAAACGCTACCAAGTACAAATGAAAATCTTGCAGGATCTCGAGAAGGCAATCCAAGAGCACGGGGCGACCGTAACGAAAGAGTATGTCAAAGGAAGACAGAATCTCGTCGCGAATCCCGCAATCACCGAATACAACAAGACCAGCACAGCCGCCAACGGCACGGTGGCGACGCTGATCAATATCGTGAAATCGATGGGAGACGAGGCCCCGCCGACGAGCCGCCTCGACGATTTCCTGAACAGCCTCGAGGATGACTAACTACATCTTCGAATACTACCAAGGGATCCAGAGCGGAGAGATCGTCGTCGGACGATGGATCCGGCTCTGGTATCAGTACATAGTCAAGGGACTCGAGCAGAAGTCCTTTTTCTATAGCGCCAAAAAGGCGACGAGAGCGGTCCGATTCATTGAGACCTTCTGCCGCCACAACGAGGGACGGAATGATCTCATGAAGCTCGAGCTCTGGCAGAAAGCGCTGATCTCCGTCATTTTTGGCATCGTCGACGAGGAAGGCATCCGGACCTTCTCCGAGATCCTGATCATCATCGCCCGGAAGAACGGCAAAACGCTTCTTTGCGCGGCTATCTCCGCATATGCGGCGACACTGGATGGAGAGTATGGCGGGCGGATCTATTTCATCTCGCCGAAACTCGAGCAGGCAAAAATCTGCTACAACGGCCTCTGCGAGATGATCCGGACCGACCCTGATCTCTCCCAGCTCGCACGAAAGCGGAGAGATGATCTCTACTTCGAAAGATGGAACACGACCGCGAAGCCGCTCGCATTCAATAGCCGCAAGAGCGACGGACTTAATCCCTCCGTCCTGATCGCCGACGAAATCGCAAGCTGGCCCGGGCAGAACGGCCTCCGCCAGTACAACGTCAACATTTCCGCGGCAGGGGCCCGCAAACAGCCCCTTTTTATTTCCATCTCGACGGCAGGATACGAGTCGGAGGGCATATATGACGCGCTGTTCAAAAGAGCGACCGCTCTTCTCATAGGAAACTCCAAGGAGAAGCACTTCGCCCCTTTCATCTACCAGATCGACGACGTCGACAAATGGAACGACATCAACGAATGGCCCAAGAGCAATCCGAATCTCGGAGTAAGCATCAGCGTGGACACGCTCATCGAGGCGGCGATCGTCGCCGAGACGGATCTCGTCGCGAAAGCAGAGTTTCTTTGCAAGCGCTGCAACATCAAGCAGAACGCGACGAGCGCATGGCTCAGCGCTCAGGCGGTCGAGGCCCTCTCCGGAGTCCCGTTCGGATTGGATGATCTTCGCGGCTGCTATTGCGTCGTCGGGATCGACCTCTCGCAAACGACCGACCTCACAGCGGCGGTGGTGCTCATTGAGAAAAATAAATTGATCCATGCGATCGCTCATTTTTGGCTTCCGTCGAAGAAGATCGAGGAGGCAACGGCGAGGGATGGCCTCCCCTACCAGCAGTACATCGAGCGCGGATTCCTGTCCCCTTCCGGGGAGAATTTCGTCGACTACCACGATGTCGAACGCTACATCACGGACCTCGTCACCGAGTACGAGATCCTTCCGCTCAAGATCGGATATGACAGATACTCCGCGCAGTATTTAATCCAAGACCTCAAAGGCCAAGGATTCCACTGCGACGACGTATATCAAGGACCAAACCTGACGCCAGTCATCGACGAGGCGACCGGATTGATCGCAGACGGCACGATCCGGATCGGAGACAATGATCTCTTCAAAGTCCACCTTCTCAACTCGGCGATCAAATACTCGCCGGAGCGGAACAGAAAACAGCTTGTCAAGATCGAGGCCAATGCCTCGACACATATCGACGCGACCGCGGCTCTGCTCGATGCCTTATGCATGCGGCAGAAATACGCGGACGAGATCTCCGCTCAGCTCCGGAACGAGTCGGCGGAGACAGGAGGTTAAATCATGGGATTGCTTGATTTTTTATTCCCAAAAAAGCAGGAGAGGCCGCATCCCGCCGACCCTCGAGCGGAGGCCTATTTCCGGACGGTAACGGCCTATAAGCCCCACTTCACGACATGGAACGGCTCCATCTACGAGAGCGATCTCGTCCGGGCGGCGATCGATGTCCGGGCTCGTCATGCCTCAAAGCTCAAGGTCGAGATCATCGGGAGCGCACAGCCGAAACTGCAGGCACGACTCCGGATCCGCCCGAATAGTTGGCAAACATGGAGTCAATTCATGTATAGAGCGAGCACGATCCTCGACATGAATTCGACGCTGGTGATCGTCCCAGTCTACGACGACTATATGGAGATCGTCGGCTATTATCCGCTTCTTTGCGAGCGGACGGATGTCATCGAATACGATGGCGTGCCCTGGCTCCGGTTCACATTCAAGGACCGGACGACCGCGGCGGAGCGTCTCGATCGCTGCGCAGTCCTGACGCGATTCCAGTACAAGAGCGATTTTTTCGGCACGAGGAACGACGCTCTGGACCCGACCATGAAACTTGTCCATCTCCAGAATCAGGGAATCGAGGAGGCCGTCAAAAATGGCGCGACATTCCGCTTCATGGCGACGATGGCGAATTTCCAGAAAGACGAGGACATCCGCAACGAGCGGCGCAGATTTACGGAATTAAATCTGAAGGCCGAGGACGAGAAAGACGGCGGCATCTTACTATTCCCGAACCAATTCAAGGACGTCCGGCAGATCGACTCGAAGCCCTACACGGTCAGCGACAGCGAGCAGGAGTCCATCCGGACGAATGTCTATAACTACTTCGGAGTGAACGAGGACATCCTCCAGTCGAAGGCGGTCGGCGATAAATGGGCCGCTTTTTACGAGTCGGTAACAGAGCACTTTGCAATCATGTTCTCCGAGGCGATGACACTCGCCATGTTCTCGGACCGCGAGATCGCCCAGGGGACGCGAGTCATGGCAACGAGTAACCGCCTGCAGTACATGAGCACAAGCGAGAAGCTCAACGTTTCGACCCAGCTCGTCGACCGCGGGATCCTCAACAGAGACGACGCCAGAGAGATCTGGAATCTCCCGCCGATCCCCGACGGATCCGGGCAGGAGTACATCATCCGCGGAGAATATCTCAACGCGGAGACACAGGTCACAACGACCGGAGAGGAGGCAGACGATGCCAATTAAACAAGAGAGAGAATACCGGAATCTCGGCGGATTCGAGATCCGGCAGGAGACACCGGAGACGGATGTCGTCGTCGGATACGCGTCGACCTTCGACACGTACGAGTTATTCGATGACCCGGAATTCGGCAAAGTATACGAGCGCATTGATCCGAGAGCATTCGACGGTGCGGACATGTCCGACGTCGTCTTCCTCAGAGATCACACAGGACGCGTTCTGGCACGCACCAAAAACGGTTCGGTCAAATTATCGACCGACGAGCACGGGCTCCTGTCTGAGACGAATCTCGGCCTCACAGGGGCATCCCGCGAAATGCTCGAGGATATCCGCGTAGGCAACTACACGCAGATGTCCTTTTCTTTTACGGTCGAGACTGATCACTGGGAGGGAAACACCCGGGTCATCGACCGGATAAAAAAATTATTTGATATCAGCGCGGTGGCGTTCCCCGCAAATCCATACACGGAAATCGGGCTCTCGGCTCGTGATCTCTTCCACGGAGAGATGGAGAGACAAGCGGAGCGACTGGAAAGCGAGAAGAGAGAGCAGGCCCGGAAACGCCTCGCATTAAAGATAAAGCTCATGAAGGAGGGCAAAGAATGAACATCGAAGAGATGAAACACGACGACATTCAGGTCCGCCTGAGAGAGATCGAAACAGAGATGACCGCAGACGACGCGGATCTCGAGAAGCTCTCCGCCGAGGTCGACGCACTTCAGCAGAGAGAGGCATCTCTCAAGGCACGGGCCGAAAGTCTCAAAGAGCTCCGGACCAGAGTCGCAGGAGCCAAGATCACACCGATCGATAGCACAAAGAGCGCCGAAGAAGAGCGCAAGGAAGGAAACAACATGGAAGATATCGAACTGAGAAAACGCCTCGAGGAGGCACTCGCTGAAAGCATCAAGGGCCGCGCAACAGAAGAACAGCGCGCACTGCTGACAACTAACGCAACAGGCGGCAAGGTCGCCGTCGACACGATCATCGACGAGTTCGTATGGACCGACTGGCAGAAATCACCGCTCCTGTCTCGTATCCGCAAGGTAAATATCAAAGGCAACTACAGAGTCGGTTATGAGGCATCCGCTACTGGTGCAGTCAAGCACACAGAAGGAGCAGCCGCTCCGGCAGAAGAGACTCTGGTCCTCGCATACATCGACTTCGTAAGCGAATACACGAAGAAATGGATCAAAGTATCCGACACAGTCATGGCGCTCAAGGGCCGCGCGTTCCTCGACTACCTGTTCGATGAATTCGGCCATCAGCTCGCGCTGGCTCTCGAAAACCAGATTGTCGCAGAACTCCAGACATCCACACTGACAGCAACGGTAACCAATCCGATGAACTCCACGGCAACTATGGCAGGCTTCGCCGCTCTGTCTGACGAAGCGCTCAACCCGGTCGTCATCTGCTCCAAGAGCACATATGCGACCATCATGAACGAGCGCACCACAGCAGGTGCGAAGATCGAAGAGCCGTTCATGGGCTTCGAAGTCCTGTTCAACTCCACAGTAACAGGTCTGCTCGTCGGTGACCTCGACGGCGTCGTCGGCAACTTCCCGGAGGGCGATGAATTCAAATACATCGTCGACGAGACAACATTCGCCGAGCAGGACCTCGTCAAAATCGTCGGCAAGATCCTGTGCTCCATCCATCTGGTCCGCCCGAATGGATTCGCACACGTAACAGTGTCATAACATGAAAGTCCGTATTCTCACGGACACGACCCTCACAGTCAAAGCGGGACAGACCGTCGAAGTACTCGACGCGGAGGTCCCGCTTCTCATTCGACTCGGGAGGGCAGTGTTAGCAGAGCCGCCGCAGAAAAAGAAAGCGGCACCAAAAAAGAAGTAAGCGAAAGGAGGGCGACACATGGACATGCAGGACACACTGCGGAGGGTCCGGATGGCGCTCCGAGTAACGACGACAGCGTTCGACGATGAGATCTCCGACCTCATCGAGGCGGCGCTCCTGGATCTCAATATCGCAGGCATCGAGGGCGATCAGGTCGTCGCGTTTGATAAGCTCACGCTCCGCGCGGTCATTACTTATTGCAGAATGCACTTCGGGAGCCCTGACGATTACGACCGACTCGCGAAGAGCTACGAGACGCAGAAAGGCCAGCTCTGGGCCGCTACCGGCTACACAGTCTGGCCCGAGGGAGTCGTCTGATGGACCGCTCGATCGTGATCACATTGATCCGCGAGGAATTCACGGAGAGCGATCTCCATGTCCCGCAGGCGGTCCAGCAGACCGAGCGGGACGTCTTCGCCGATGTGACCAGCGTCACCGGATCCGAGTGGTTCGAAGGCGGACGGAACGGCATCGTTCCAGAGTATCGCATGGTTGTATTCAAATACGACTACGAGGGAGAACAGCTCCTGCGATATAACGGGACGATCTACCAGATCTATCGGACGTACGACCGCCGGACGGACGAGCTCGAGCTCTACGTCGCCAAGCGCAAGGGCCCGGAGGGCGTCTGATGGCACGGAAGAAGATCCAGCCGGTCGACCTCTCCGCGACCGTATCCCAGATCCTCGAGGACTATGGAGCGGACGTCGGAGAGATCCTCGACGAGGCAATCATCGACGCGGCAGAGGATGCCGTCCACAAATTGCGAGCAGTGAACAAGTTTTCACCTCTCGGGAATCCGACGGGGGCCTATTCGGCATCATGGACCATGGAGCCGATGCGGGTCAGCCGCTACCAGATCAGTTACCTGATCTATAACGAAAATCACTACAGACTCGCGCATCTCCTCGAATACGGTCACGCTCTGGTGTCCGGGGGCCGAAAGATCGGCGACGTCCAAGCGTATTCCCACATCAGGGACATTCATAACGCGGTCAACGTCGAGCTGGTCCGTAACTTTATGAGGAGGCTCGAGAGCATCAAATGAAAAAAGAATACTTCAGACAAATGCTCGGAATGTTCGAGACGTACGGGATCCCAATCACCTATTACAGCTACCCGGAGCGACACGCTCCGGCTCTTCCATATGCCGTCTACTACTTCCCGGACCAGCGTCCGGAGGCCGCGGACGACATCAGCTGGACAGGGATCGCGACTCTCAACATCGAGCTATACACACGCGAAAAGGACTTCATGGTCGAGAGCAACGTCGACCGGATCCTTTCCTCGTACGGTCTCGTGTACACCAAGGCCGAGGCCTATATAAACACGGAGCACATGTTCCAAGTGCTCTATCAGATGGAGGAAATACTATGGGACGAATCAGATTCGGATTGAAGAATCTTTATTATGCAATCGCGACAGAGGGAGCAGGCGGAGCGCTCACATACGCGACACCGATCGCCGTTCCCGGTGCGAAAGAAATCTCTCTGTCAGCACAGGGAGAATCGTTCGATGAACCGGCCGACGACGTCGTCTGGTATCACGGCGACACAAACAGCGGTTACACCGGAACGCTGACATTCGAGGACACTGCCGGAGGCGACGCTTTTCTGGAGGCCGTGCTCGGGCAGACCAAGGACCAGAGCGATGTCGTCTGGGAAAAGGCGAGCGACATTCCGGTAGAGTTCGCACTGCTCGGCCAGTTCACTCTGGCAGGCGGCACCGAGACCGGGAAGAGATTCGCGCTGCTCAGATGCACAGCATCCCGTCCGGAATTCGCAGGACAGACGAAAGAGCCGAGCGGTCTGACAGTCAATACGAACCAGATCAACATCACAGCGATGCCGCGCATTAATGACGATGTCGTCAAAGCGACAGCCGTCAGCACATCGGCCAAGTATGCGACTTGGTTCGACGCGGTAGTAACGGAGTAATCAAAAGCGATGGAAAGGACGATCAACATCGGCGGAGTCCCGGTCCGGATGAAAGCGACAGCATCGACGCTGATCCGCTATCGGAATCAATACGGGAGAGACCTCCTCGAAGACTTCCAGACGATCCAGTCAGCAACGAAGGCCCCGGTTCTAGCTGCCGAGGCCATCCAGCTGTTCATCTGCCTCTGTCATACGATGGCACGGCAGGCGGACCCGACGATCGCTCCGGATGCCTTCGATTGGGTCGATCAGTTTGATGTATTCCCGATCCGGGATTTTTATCTCGACGTCGTATCGCTCTGGGCGGAATCGCTCGGACAGACGGTCGAAGTCGCCGAAGAAAAAAACGCGTGAGGCCGTCCTCCCGGAAGGGATCGACGGCTCTCGTTTTATTACGCTTTCTGCAGATCGGCCTCAGCCTCCGGGATCTCGATGAGATTACGGTCGGCGCGGCGCTCGACATCTACTTCGAACGGATCAACGACTCCGCCGAGTGGACCGAGGAAGCGACGCAGGAAGACATCGACGCATTTTAAACGGAGGACGAAATGGCAAGCGGAAGAATTAAAGGAATCACGATCGAGATCGGCGGCGACACGACCCAGCTCGACAAGAGTCTGAAGACCGTCGACAAGTCGATCCGATCAACGCAGGCGGACCTCCGGGACGTCAACAAGCTATTAAAATTCGACCCGAAAAACACGGAGCTGCTATCTCAAAAGCAGGAGCTCCTCGGGAAGGCAGTCGACGAGACAGCGACCCGTCTGGAAGCGCTCAAAGACGCACAGGCTCAAATGGACGCGTCAGGAGTCGACAAAAACTCCGACCAATACAAAGGCCTACAGCGCGAAATCATCGCGACAGAGCAGAATCTGAAGCGGCTGAAGGACGAGCAGAAGGACTTCGGCAACGTCGCGAGTCAGGTCCTTAAACAGGCCGGAAAAGAGGTCTCCGATTATGGCGCCAAGATCAAAGGCGTCGGCGACAACATGACGAAGAGCGTCACCGCTCCGATCATGGCAATCGGGACGGCCTCGCTCGCCGCCTGGGGACAGGTCGACGAGGGCCTGGACATCGTGGTCCAGAAAACGGGAGCGACCGGAGACGCGCTCGCGGGCATGCAGGACAGCGTGAAAAATATCGCTAACACGATCCCGACGTCGTTCGCGGCGGCAGGCGAAGCGGTCGGCGAAGTCAACACGAGGTTCGGGCTCACCGGGGACGCGCTCGAGGATCTCTCGACGCAATTCATCAAGTTTTCAGAGATCAACGGGACCGGACTCACGGCCTCAGTCGACGCGGCCCAGAAAGCACTGTCTGCCTTCGGGCTCGGGGCCGAGGATGCGGGAGCTTATCTCGACACGCTGACCAAAGTCGGACAGAATACCGGCATCTCAGTGGACACTCTCTCGAGCGGGCTCACGAAAAACGCCACAGCGTTCCAAGAGATGGGCCTCTCGATCGATCAGGCGGCGGTCCTGATGGGTCAGATTGAAATGTCCGGAGCGGACACCAACGCGGTGCTGGGCGGCCTCTCGAAGGCCCTCAAAAACGCCAGCAAAGACGGTGTGAGCATGGACAAAGCGCTCGCGGATCTAGAGGACTCGATCAAGAACGGGAAGAGCGACGCGGAAGGCCTCGCGGCTGCCTATGAGCTCTTCGGGAAATCGGGCGATCAGGTCTTCAACGCTCTGAAATCGGGATCCCTCTCTTTTCAGGCTCTCGGAGAAAACGCTCTCGAGGCAGGCGGAGCCGTCGAGGATACCTTCGCCGCAATGCAGGACCCGGCGGATCAGTGGCAGGTCGTTCTGAACAATTTGATGGAGCTCGGCTATGATATCGGTGAGGCAATCATGCCCGCGATCCAGAAAGCAGTCGACGCGGTGATCCCAGTCATCCAGACGCTCGTCGGATGGTGGGAGTCGCTCGATGAGGATACGCAGAGCTTCATTGTGACCGCGGCGCTCGTCGTCGCGGCGATCGGTCCGGTGATCTCTATCATCGGCACGGTCACCGGCGCGATCGGCGGAGTCATCGGCGCGATTGGATCCATCGTCGGAGTGCTGGGCGGTCCGCTCACTCTCGCAATCGGAGCGGCGATCGCTCTCGGCATCGCACTCTGGAAGAATTGGGACACGGTCAAGGCAAAGGCCGAGGAGGTCTTCGCCGCGGTCAAGGAAAAATGGGACGGGATCAAGAAAGCGATCTCGGACGCCATCGAAGGGGCGAAGAAAGCGGTGTCCTCGGGCATTGAGAAGATCAAGGGCCTATTCAATTTTGAATTCAAATGGCCCAAGCTCAAACTGCCGCATTTCACCGTGCAGGGATCTCTCAATCCGCTCACATGGTTCGAAAACGGCATGCCCAATATCGGCGTCGAATGGTATCGGAAAGCTCAGAACACTCCTTACCTGTTCAACAGCCCGCAGATCATCGGCGTCGGCGATGTTCCAGAGGTCGTCATCGGTGCGGATGCATTCCGTCGGATGCAGTCCGGCGGGCCGACGATCAACGCGCCGATCACCATCGTGCAACAGCCGGGGCAGGACACGAGAGCGCTCTCCCGGGCAGTTATCAACGAGCTTAGAAACACACTCAACAGGGAGGGCCGAGGATTATGATCGGAAACAGCAATATTCTGCGCTCCTTCTACATCGACGGAGAGAGCTCCGCCGACTATGGTCTTTTAATCACAGGCGAGGCCGTCTGGGATGGCGCCGCGTACGACTATGAGTTTGTACAGATCCCCGGGAGATCCGGGGATCTCGTCCTCGACAACGGGAGATTTCAGAACATCACGGTGACATATCCGTGCGCGGTCCGGGACCTCTCAAAGATGAGTGCGATTCGCTCATGGCTCCTGTCAAAGCGCGGATATCATCGCATCACGGACGACTACAATCCGAGCGAGTTCCGCATGGGAGCGGTGATCGACGGACTCTCCGTCGACCCGTTCAAAGCGCAGGCCGGGACCTTTACGGTCTCATTTAACTGCAAGCCGCAGAGATATCTTGCGACGGCAGACAAGGAACAGGAATTCGCCCTCATGGCGCTCGATTCGGCGGCGCATGAATACGTAAGTCAAACATACCCGGCATTCGGCTGGGCGACCCTATACGACGATCAGTGGAAAACGGGAATGACCGCGGCGGAATGGCTCCCAGCGCTGGAGCGCGTGATCATAGACATGATCACAGACGCTCAGACATACACATTCACGCGGGCAGACTGCGAGGCGGCTCTCGATCTCACGACCGGAGGCGTCGATCTGTACACGCTCGCCGGGATCTCCGGAAACGCTCAGGTTCAGGTGGTCGTCGATCATTCGGGCTATTATGCAGCCGGATATATGACGCTCTTCCGATACGAGACAGAGAATCGAGAATACAGATTCGGGACGCACATCCCGATATATAATCCGACGCCATATGTCGCGAAGCCGTCGATTCGATTCTTCGCGCAGAATACAAACGGCAACGATCAGGAATTCATATTCGGGACCGGGATCGCGGAGATCGAGATCGAGATGAATCCGTATCTCTCGGACTCGGGGAAAAAATTCATTATCGACTCCGAGATGTATCAGGCCTACACGGTCGACACGGACGGAACGATCGGAAACGGGAATGCATACGTGACTGCCATCGGCGGCGCGGTCCATCTCCCGGAGCTCAATCCTGGACAGAATTACATCCATGCATACTTGCTGACAGATAACACGCTGTCTGCTCTCGTCTATGCGTACATAACGCCGAGGTTCTTCCGTATATGATCCCGGTAATTTACGCAGGCAACGAGACCAGCTTCTCATCGCTCGGAATCGGATCGGTCCCGGAGGCGATCTCCTGCGTCGTCGACGAGGTCCGGAACCAGAGCAACACGCTGACGCTCGTCGCACCGATCGACGCAACGCAGAGGGACGCTCTCAGCGAGGGAAACATCATTCTTGCAGACACGAACGAGAGGCTCCGCAGACAGCCGTATGAGATCGTCAAGACGGAGGAGAGCCTCGCAGACAGGCGGATCATCGTCTCGGCACAGCATGCCGCCTACAGGCTACGATATAGCGTCGTGAGACAGATCTCCGGGACAACGGTCTCGGAGGTCTTCAATGCGTTTAAAACAGCCGCCTCGATGGTCGAAGAAAACGGCTTCACATTCTCGTCGGACATCGCAACGAGCCACGCGGTCAGCTATAACTACATGAGCGTATGGGACATCCTGCACGGGACGGAGGGATCTCTCATCGATACCTTCGGAGGCGTCATCGAGATGGACAAATTCACCATCAAGCTCAACAGCAGACGAGGGCAGGACAACGGTGTCGTGGTCCCGTATGGGAAAAACCTCGTCGACCTCGAGAGGGACATCGACTCCGGCGACATCATCAACGGAATCTTCCCGGTGTACTCCTCCGGCGGCGAGATCACGGTAACCGGGACCGCTGTCCAGTATTCTGCCAACGCGTCCCGCTATTCTTACAAGCGGACCGAGGTCGTCGATTTTTCCAATCAGTTCGGTCAGACGGTCCCGACCCCGGCCCAGCTCGACGCGGCAGCTGCTGCGATGGTCAACGGGCAAGGCCTCCCGCAGGCAACGCTCACGGGATCATTCATCCCGCTTAAAAGTACGCTCGACTATCAGGACTTCGGAGCGCTCGAGTCGGTCGCAATGGACGACCTGATCCGCTTCTATGTCCCCCGGATGAATGTCGACATCTCGACCCGCGTCGTCGCGACGCACTGGGACGTTCTCCGCGAGAGATACGAGTCCGTCGAGGTCGGAGACGTAAAGCAGACGATCCGACAGGCAATCGCGGCAATTTAAGGAGAATAACATGAGCATAAACAGCATTACGCAGAACATCTTTCTCGAGATGGTCCGGGGAGATACCCTCGGAGTCGCTCTCGAGATCGCCAATCTCTCCGCAACGATCAGCGAGGTCACAATGACATGCCGCCCGAGCTATGGCTCGCCGACGGTCGTATTCTCGGGATCTCTCACGGGCGGTGAGGTAACGGTCGACAGCGGTCGGATATATATCTGCATCCCGCCCAGCGCGACCGAATCGGTCACTCCGGGAATGTATGTCTATGACATCGAGATCAAATCCGGGAGTGATGTCTATACGCCGATGATCGGAAACCTCCGCATTCTATACGGAGTAACGGAGGAGGCCTGATATGCCAGAGTACAATTTCACATTCGACTGGAACCGGATCACGACGATCGGAAAGGTCAAGATCCTTGTCGAACAGGTTGTCGGCAGTCCTTCACAGGCACAGATCAGTCAGGCGGTAGCGGACTACATCGACAGCCACCCGGGTTCACTGAGTCCGATCTCACAGGCAACTAAATCCGCACTGCTCGACATTGCGGAACATGTTGCTTACATCGATGCAAACGGGCAGAGCAGATATGATGCTTTAGATGCCGCTTTAAATGCCAAGGCTCTGCTGTCAATCACGGCAGTGTATACGCAGTCTGTAACGGTGTACGATACTGACAGTCTGGATTCGCTGAAGAGTGACCTTGTGGTTACGGCTTACTATGATGACGGCACCAGTGCAGATGTGACGAGTGCTAGTGTGCTGTCAGGAACGCTGACAGAAGGGACAAGTACTATCACGGCTACGTATCAGGAGAAGACCGCAACATTTAATGTGACTGTCACACACTATGAACTTGAGTACATCACCGATGGATTGATTCACAGATGGGATGGTATTCAGAATACTGCAAACGGGCATGATTCATCTGCTGCAACGTGGAAAGACTTGATTGGAACATATGATTTGGAACTGGTAAGCACAAGTGCATTGACATGGAACAATGATTCACTGTCATTCAGCGGTGCGACCGATTCATATGCTAGAAGCGCAACGGGCAATATTGAAAGTGCTGTCAATAAAACGGTTGAAATAGTGTTAGAGCCATCACAGTCAGCGGTGCAAACAGTTGCACAGCCATTTTGTGAAGGTGTTTCAACAACCGATGCAATTGGCAAAGTCAATATTTTTTCCGACAACACAGTGTCAACACAGGGAAAATCAGCCGTCACATATAACACTGGATTGAGCGCAACGACAGCGGTCAGGTCGATTGTTGGCACTTTTACAAGCACACCTGCTGTCAATAAGGTATATGTGAACGGAGCAGAAGCAACAGTATCTAGCAAAACACATTCCATGAAAAACACCTACAACAGAATGATTGTTGGCGCTAGTAAATCAAGCGACTCAAACAACGGATATCAATTCACCGGAAAAATCTATGCAATCAGAATCTATAACAGGAATCTGACTGCTGAAGAAATTGCACAGAACTATGCGACAGATGTTCAGCGCTTTGGCTTGGAGTAATCTATGGCGGTTTATGACATTAACGGTCAACAAATCACTTCTGTATTTGGTGTTGACGGTCAGAGTTTGACACAGGCATACGACATCCTTGGCAATGAATTGCTTGAGGATCAGCCTGTGTCGGATGCACTGACAGTCATGACTTACAACGTGCAGTGGTGGAGCGGTCTGAACAGCAACGTATCGATGCAAGAGTCAATCATCGACAGATATTCTGCTCAGATTATCGGATTGCAGGAGTTAAGAACATCAATGGGAACTGTGGGAGAGCAGGTGCTTGCTGATTATCCTTATCAAGTTCTCGGTGTTCAGACGAATAAAACAGGTTTGGTGTCAAAAATCACTCTGGCAAATGCCAACGCTGGTGTATTTGCTACTCAGGCATCTGAAACAAGAGGATGGCAGAGCGCAACATTCACATACAACGGCAAACAGATATTCTGGCTGAATACGCATCTCGAAACCAGTTCCTATGAATCTGTCAAAGTTGCACAGGCACAGGAAGTATTCAACATGGTGCAAGGTAAGGAATACTTTATCATCACCGCAGACTTCAATACCGTCTGCAAGTCCGTGAATGACACGGAGTATACGACCATCATGAAACAGTTTATTGATGCAGGATATCACTCAGCAAACTGCTCACAGCAACATGGATTTATTAACACATGGACAAGCGGGAGCACAGTGGCAGGAACATGGTATCCTTGCGACCATATCATCACATCAGCAAACATCACGATCGACAGCGTGACCGCTGATACGACAAAGATCGATGTGGCTGCTCAGACAGGTCAGTCAATCGACCACATTCCGCTCATTGCAGAGGTGACAATCTCATGACCTATAATCTCGTATTCGGGATGAAAGTGATCTCTTTCTCCCAGCTCCCCGGCGGGAGCTACTCGCATCCGAATTTCGCTCTCGATATGGTCGGCTCAGACCCCTATATAGACTTCTGGTTCGCACAAGGCTATTGGAAAGCGATCGCCGGACCATGGGGAAACGGGACATATTTTTTTATGTCCTGCGATGCCAAGGGAGCCCCGGCGGCGGTCCATTGTGCGGACGGCATCGATCGGATCGTCACCCTCGCACTGACGCACTCAGAGCGGAAGTATGTCCGGCCCCAGGTTGGCAAGGTATACGGCACCGGGACGCCGATCTACGAGGAAGGCATGAAGGGCCAAGGGGTGACGGGATACCATATCCATGTAGAAGTCGCGGACGGAATCCGGACCGGGAAGAGCTGGGACTCCAAGCTCGGAGTTTACCGGATGGAGGGAGAGCTCAATCCGCTCGAGGTGATGTTCGTCCTGAGATCCTTCTCGAAAGTCGAGCAGACACTCGGAGCAAAACTCCAGTATTGCGACGCGCTCACCTACACGCCGCCCGCTCCCCCGAAGCCGGCTCTCGAAAAAGGCAAGCTCTACTTCTTCCCGGACCGGGCTCCGGCACGGATCCGGCAGAAGCTGGCCTTCTCCAACGGGAAGCCGATCGGCGCGATCCTTGCAACGATGCCGAAGGGATCCTATGCAGAGATCACTCATCTGACGAACCGCCACGAGCAGGACGAGCAGAGATTGGAGTGGTTCCAAGTCAAATACAAGACTCCGACGGGCGACGTCGTCGAGGGCTATGTGCAGGGAGATCTCGGCTCTTATTTGATAAAGAGAGGTTAAAATCATGGATTGGAAACGTAAATTATCCAGCCGGAAATTCTGGCTCGCCGTCGTCGGACTCGTCACCGGCATTCTGATCTTCTGCGGGAAGTCCGAGCAGGAGGCGAACCAGATCGGCGGCATCATCATGAGCGCCGGAAGCGTGATCGCGTACATCCTCGCCGAGGGCATGATCGACGCGGCTAATGCCGGTTATGTCTATGATCCGGAGGAAAGCGAGGACGCTCCGGATGCAGAGTGACATCACGATCAGCCTGTCCCAGCTCATCTGGATCACGGGCGGGATCCTCGCTCTCTGGGCATTCATAAAATGGGCGATGACTCCGATCAAGCGGCTCGACGATCACGAGCAACGGATCCAGACGCTCGAGAAGACCGTCGAGGCCTCGGAGAAGACGGACCGCTATGTCACGCGAGCGCTCAACGCGATCGTCAACCACATGATCGACGGGAACGGGATCGAGGACCTCAAAAAGGTCAGAGACGAGTTTCAGAACGACATCATCAACAAATAAGCACCAACGGAGCCGGGAGAGATCCCGGTTCTTTTTTTTGATTGTTTCGAGTATTTTCGAGTCGTTTCGAGTAAAAAATGCGAGCATTGAACGAGCACAGAAAAGAAAAAGGCCTATTTTATAGGCCTTTTCGCGTATAAGCGCAGGAACAGGGATTTTATCAGGCGATGCATGGCGATGCAAAAGAAAGCATAAACAAGCACTTTCTAGCATTCCGATGCAAGAGAAAATTATCGATTTTTCAGAAATTGCGAGCACAGCGCGAGCACGGGCGGCGAGCATTAAACGAGCGTTGGGCGATCTCATCCATCGAGCCCGCTCATGATCTCGATCAGCTCGTCGTCCGATTTCTGCAGGAGATGGGTGTACGTCTCGAGCGTCTGCTGGATGGTCGCATGTCCGAGATACCGGGAGACCGCGACGATATTCGCTCCTGCTGCGATCGCATTCGTCGCCCAGCAGTGCCGCAGATCATGCAGGCGGATGCGGCGGACACCGCTCCCGGCGATTCCTGCCGCCATCTGACGCGCCACAGAGCTTATAGAGAGCGATCTCTCGCCGCCAAAGAGAAACACTCGACCCTGATCAGATTCGCGCAGGAGAGGCTCTAAACGGCCCCAGAGCGAGGGCTCGATCCTCAGCGTCCTCTCCGATGAGTCGGTCTTCAGCGGGAGGAAGCCGTCCTCCCAGTGCTTAATCTGGTGCCAGATCCGGACGGTCCGCTTCTCCGGGTTGATATCCTCCAGCCGGACCGCGAGGGCCTCTCCCCGGCGACATCCGGTCCAATACATGAAATCGAAAAGTCTCCGATATTCCTCCCCTGGAACATACTCGAGGAATTGACGAAACTCGTCGACCGTCCAGACGTCGCAGGAGGCCGTCCGAGCCGCTGTGCGGAGTTTTTTCAGACCGGACGAGGGATTGTCCATCCCGTAGAAATCAGCCGCAAAACGGAAAACAGAGCGCACGACGCCGATCAGATAATTCTTCACCGATACGGAGATATCGGTCCGGCGGCCCAAGTCGAGATACCAGTCGAGAAGAATATGCTTCGTGATCCGGTCGATCGGCATGTCCGCAAACGACGCCATATATCTGGACACGCGGACCCGCTCCTGCGTCCGAGTCGTCTCTCTCCGCGGGTTTTTGTATTGGATGTATCTCTCGTCCATCTCCCGGAAGGTGATCGAGGTCCGAGAGGTCTCCTCTCCCGTTTTCTGCTCCGCCTCCCATGCGACCGCCTCCCGGCGAAGAGCAAAGCCGCGCTTCCAGATCTCCCGCCTCTGACCGGTGACCGCGTCGGTCGTTGAGATCCGGACGTAGTACGTCCCGCGTTTTTGATCCTTGTAGACCGGCATATTATTTTCCCTCCTCGGCGCGTCTCATGAATACAGAAAACGCGAGCTCAGTAAATTCAATCATCCGCTCCCGCTCGGCATCCGGCAAAGCGCGGAGTTTCCGGATGAGATCCTCCTCCTCAGCGGTCAGGATCAGAGGATCGTCGTGCAGGGGGACGTCCCAGACATGGCTGTCCGGATCGTCCGTCTCGCCATTCAGATAGGCCGGGGATGTACCG